GGGAGACCGCGGTACCAGGATATTGATTTCCCGATACTGCCCTTCCTGTGTAGGAAGACCACTAGGACACTCACTGACCTCCTGGGTAGGAAGTCTAACCGATGGGACTGGGAAGCCCCGCCGGAACAGTGATTGTCTGCGATCAAGCATCCTTAGAGATGCAATGATCTGACCCTCTGGAAGCGCGTCTGAAAGCTCAATTGAGGTCTGAGCTAATACGCGTACTTGCCAGAACTCCCATCCATGTGGATGGGGATCCAGGACGAGTTCAGATAGGTCGCCAATGAAGGCACCGTCTCCGAACCCGTCTGGGAGTCGTGGTTCTCTCCATCTCGCGGGTGCCAGCTTCCGAAGCCCGGCACAGAGGACTGAGACATCGACGCCTGTCCTGTCACCCCAACGACGAACGTTGTTGTGGACCAGGAACAGGCGATCGAGCTTGTCGACCTCCTTGCGGATGTAGAAAGGCGTGATGTCGGCACCTTGAAAGTAATGTTTACCACAACTTTCACGGTACGACCCAGTGGAGAAGCTCTTTGTGGGGTTGGGCGTAAAGCCCGCCTCCACGAGACGCTGACACACTGTGTCGTAGTGGCTAGAGGGGACAATCAAGTCGTCCCCGTAGACACAAACCGACTCATCCAACTCGTTCACATTGGGGCAGCACACCTGCTGGCAGATAGCCCAAAAGATCAGGCTTTCCAGCTCAAAGGTGTAACCGTTGCCCATGGACGAGAACTTCTGGTACGACACGGAGTCGCCAGAAGGTAGAACCCCGACCGGTGATCTGCACTGCTCAAGCGCATACCACCAATCGTTAGGTAGAAGCCAAGAGACGACTTCAAACGCAAGAGTGTCGCTTGCCATGGAGAGATCCAAGGTAGCTAGCTCCCCGGTAAGACTGCCCTCGCGGGCAGCCTTCTGGTTACGCGTCTGATCGTCTAAGTTGACTCCAACCGAGTAAAGACGTTGTCGGATCACTCGCCCGATACCCTTCTGAACATAGATGTTCATGCAAGGCTCTTTGGCGATTGTCCTATCCGTCTTGTAGTTCTTTGGAACGGCTAACACGCTGTTTCCAGACACTAGGTTGACAAGACCTTCGTGGCCGGTTTCCTCTGCGCGAGCGCGCACACTCTGTTCCCAGAGCGGCAACGTGCGAATAGCACACGTCGCAAGGACAGCGTTCCCAGACGTACTCTCGGGTATACCCGAGTATTTATAAGCGGGGGCACACCGCCTTTTGGGCAAGCGGGTTGTAGAACCCGGCCCGAAGGCAAAGTGCCGCGCACACTCGTCCCAGTCGAACTTCCGCAGCAGATTCCATATCCGTCTTCTCACACCGACCCAGTAAGGGTCGAAGGAGGCAACAGAATAGAAACCCGCGTTGGTTGTCCGGCACTGCTCCTCTGCCTCGTGGAATCGCTTCCACGTGGTTTCTCTCTTTTCCTCCGACGGTTTCCCATCGTCGTACTTGGAGAAGAGCTCCTTCAGCAGGAGGGACCCCCGAGCAGCCTCGAGACCTGTCAGGTCAAGAGGAGTTTCACGTCCGAGTTCCCCGGCTGGCGCAACGCCAGTCAGGTCGGATATGAGCTCGAGGAACCTCTCATTGCTAAAAGGCGGGGGACACGTACGATTGCGTCGTCTACGGCGCATTGCAGGATACCTCTTGTAAGAGAGTAAGGACTGACGGATGTCAGTCTAAACCGAGAATTTCCTTCAGATCGCAGGGACGTACTGGTTCGTCAGAATCCCAACAGCCTTCATGAAGGGCGCGATAATATCGCCTCCGAAGAAGGTCATCAGGGCTGCCGCCACCAGAACAGTCCAGCGGTTTACTGGTATGTTCCTCATTTGGATACAAATCAGTAGAAGGGCTCAAGGTTTTCAACGCTGGTCTTCACCGTCGCGAGGCCGAGTGTATTGGCCACGTACGCGAGAAGATCTTTGCGTTCCTGCAACGAGCTCTGCGGATGGATATTCAGCTCGACCTTGGCCGAGCTATACCGTACCACAGTATCGACGCCGTCAACCGCAACCACAACCGGGTTCATAAAGCCCATCGTGATCTTGTTGACAGTACGGTTCCCGTTCGGTTCGGCCAACTCGTGAGAGATGGTTCGATAACCGGCAGGGATGGAGGGACTACGATCCGCCCACTTTGCGACTGAGCCATTAGTGCTCTGAGGCGCGAAGGTATGAGCGGCCGGAGTGGCGAGACCGTCGTTAACGGTCAA